CATCCGCGAATGGAAGGCCGACTGATCGACAACGCGCGCGCCTACGGGACGGGTGCATTGAACATCCGGTCAGGAATGGACGCTGCTGGCGGGTCCTACCCGCCTAACCTCATGATCAGCGAAACCGCGCTCGCGGCAGCGGTCGATCAGGGCGCGCCCGACCATGGCTGGCCGGTTTTCAGGTATCAGCCGAAGGCCCCGACGCGCGAGCGCCCGAAGGTGGGGGGGATACAGCACGTGACCGTGAAGCCCCTCGAACTCATGAGATACCTCATACGGCTTGTGGTGAGGCCGGGCGCGACGATCCTCGAGCCTTTCGCCGGATCGGGGACGACGCTACAGGCCGCCGCGATGGAGGGCGTGAACGCGGTCGGATGCGAGCTTGACAAGCGATATATTCCCCTGATCCACGAGCGGTTTAGGTGTGGGATTGACGCGCCGCTGGACATCCTCATCTAGCGGGTTTGCCGGTCGGTTTGTTTCGACTTGCGCATACGCGAAGCGTGTGTATATACTATACGCGTGCATCACTGCTCCACCGGTTGGGGCTGGGGGGGGCGCCTTTTTTTTCGGCTCGGGCGCCCCCCCTCCTCACCTCTTGCGTTAAATATACGGAGGTGCGTATACTAGTGTCATCGGGAGGGACAAGCCCAACCGAAGACCGAAAGGAAGGCCGAAAATGACCACCCAGACCGCTGACATCATGAACCTCCTTGGCGACGCCGCCGACAACTTCACGGAAGAGCAGATCAGCGCCATTACCGCCGCCGTCTCCGAGATGGAGGACCGCCTCACTGCCAAGTACGGCGAAATGTCCGACACGGACATGGCCTCCATTATGCGCACCCCCACGAACGCGATCATCGAAGTCGTTGCCGATGAGGCAAGGCTGAACGAGTGGGAATGCGATGACGATACCTTTGAGGCCGCGCTGATCGCAGCCTCCTGCATGGGAGTGTCCACCATCGTGATTGCCGCAGATGCCGGCATTGACATCGCTGAGGCCGCCGAAATCCTCGGTGACCTCGCCTGACAACCCCGTGGTGGCCCCGCCCCGACGGTGGGGCCACCACCCCAACACCATCACAGAGAGAAACTGGAAAAATGACCGAAAACACGCAGATTCCCGCCGCCTACGCTCACAACATGCTCATGGCATGCCTCTCGGCATTCATGGGGAAGCGCGTTCAGAAAATCAAGGCAACGCTCCCGATTGAGGAGCTGCATGGCGACTACCTCGCCAACCTCGTCACTGGCCTGACGCCGGAGGAGCGTGAGTATTTCGCCGCGAGCTTCGACACACAGATCTTCGCGCACAACATGAAGAACGTGGCCGCAATCACCGAGCCGCGCGAAGGAGGCGCCCCGCACTGGATCGCTGCCCTGTGCACGGTTATCTACAGGCGTGATGACGTCAGCGTCGACGTGGATGTCATCATGTGCGGATGCTGACCGACTGATAATACCAGTGCCCCCCACCTGGGCTTTCCGGGTGGGGGGCACTGGCGTACCGTGCAGGAGATGACACGCTCAGTGTACCGTGCTGGCAGTGAGGTGACAGGTGCGAAAACGTGTGGTGTGTGTCTCTCACATACCTCTTGCGTTAAATATACGGAGGTGCGTATACTAGTGTCATCGGGAGGGACAAGCCCACCGACAGACCGAAAGGACCGAACAATGAACCCGATCATTACCTCCGCCGATCAGCTCAACTGGATCACGCCCGACAAGCTGCCAGCCGACGATTGCAGGGGCATCGACGTGGAGGGCGCATATGCGCTTGCCGTCGTCGATGACGACAACCTCCTCGCAATCTACGTCGACGTCATTGACGACGAGGTTCGCGTCACGATGGATCGCGTCTGCGGAGATGTCCGCTTCACGTCCGACGATCCGGGTGACTGGCCGGATATCGAGGCCGTCCTCCCCCGCCGCCTGTGGCCCGCGCAGGTGTGGGCAGGCTCCAAGTGGGCCGGGAAGGAACGCCCGACCTACCTGGAGATTGACACGGCTATCGCCGCCGCGCGCGTGGACTACGAGTTCGACTGCGAGTGACCCCCCATCGCCCCCGCCCCGCCACACAGGACCGGGGCACCACTATTGAAAGGACTCCCACTCATGGACCCCGATCTTCTCGCCTTCCAAGCTGCCAAACGGGTAGCCGCCCGCTTCACCGACGCGGTGCAACGGTCGACGCATGCGGTCGCGGACGTCCGTGTCGCACGCAGCGCCGAGTTCCATGGCGTGTGGGGCGTCGAACTCCGCGCCCTGAAGCGTGACAATACTGTGGATTCGCTCATGCTCATGAACGACGCCCTATACACCTGCGTCAACGGAGACGGCATCGAAACGCACGGCTGCGTGGCCGTACGCGCCGAAGACGGCGCGATCAACCACGTGCCGTGCATCATCTCCTATCCGCTGGTCAACAAGGAGGACCGCAAATGAACCCGCTCACCCCTATCCTTGCCGTTGTTGGCCTGCTCGTCGCTGCCGCGTCGGGCGGCCCCACCAACCCCACCGGGTGGGACCCCACCTGGTCGCTCCCCCTCGGGGCCGTGATCGCGCTCGCGGCAGCGGTCAGCCTAAGCCGGGACTGGCGACGCCTCTCCCGGCAGCACTCCTACAGGAAGGAAGAATATGAGAGAGAGTGATCCCGCTGCTTTCGCGGCTGGTATCTACCAGAATGTGCCCGAGTTGGATTACCACTCGGGCCGTTTTGGCCCCCACGGGTCGGTGTCATCGACGGAGGCTAAGCGTCTCCTCGATTGCCCGGCCCTTTACAAGTGGTCGAAAGAGCATCCGGCTCCACCGAAGGCCGCGTTCGACTTCGGGCATACCGTCCACGGCCTGGTGCTCGGGACCGGCCTGGATATCTACGTGCACGATCACGACAGCCTGCGCACGAAGGCCGCGAAGGAAGACATCGCGGCGGCCCGTGAGCGCGGCCAGGTCATCATGAGCCGCGCGGACTACGCGCGCGCCGAAGACGCCTACCAGGCGGTCATGAACCATCCCGCCGCCGCCGCGCTCTTCGCCGACGGGATCCCCGAGCAGTCGATCTACAGCGTGGACCGCGACACGGGCCTATGGCTGCGGGGCCGGATCGACTGGACCACGCGCGACGCCGACGGGCGCACCGTCCTCGTCGACCTCAAAACCACGCGACAGCCCCGCCCCACCGCGTGGGCGCGCGACGCCGCGAACCTCGACTACGCGGTCCAGGCCGCCTGGTATCAAACCCAATGGAAGTCGATTACAGGTGAGGACGCGGACTTCGTTCACGTCCTCGTCGGCGTGGACGCCCCCCACCTGGTCAGTGTGGTCCGTATGGATGAGTTTTTCCTTGCCGCCGGGTATGCGCGTATGCGCCGCGCGCTCGACACACTGAACATGTGCCGCGTGTTCAATTTTTGGCCCGCCTACTGTGACGGCATCACCGAAATCACCCCGCCCGCCTGGTACGCCGCCCAGGCAGACTGACCGACTGGAAAGGACACACCCCCATGACTGACAGCACTGATAAGAAGCCCCCCCGCAAGCCCACCGGCGCGCCGATCAGCATCGAAGCGCGCTTCGCCGCCGCGTGGGCCGACTGCGAGAACCCGCCCCTGGACTCGGCGAACCCGCACTTCCGCACCCGCTTCGCGTCACTGAAAGCCACGCTCGGCGTGATCCGCGCCGCGTGCGCCAAGCACGGCCTGGCCTACCGCCAGGCAATCCAGGCCCCCACCGGGGACACGCCGCCTATCCTCATCTCCTCACTCGTCGACGCCGACGGCAACACCATGCCCCTCGGCGCGCTCATTGTTGACCGCCCGGCAAACCCTCAGGCGTTCGGGGCGAACCTGACCTACGCGAAGCGCCAGCTCGCGCAGGTCGATTGGGGCATCACTGGCGACCCCGACGAAGACGGACGCCCAACCCCCACCGCCGCCGCCGACACAGCGAATGCCAACTCGACGCCCACCGCCGTGACGCCAGAACTCATCGCCGCCTGCACTGACGTCGACAAGCTCCGCACCTGGTGGCAAGCGCACCCGGACCTGCAGGACGTCATCAAGGCCCGTGTTGCCGAACTGAACGGCGGTGGGAATCAGTGAAGCCGGTCATATTCTTCACCGCCGGGATCCCCGCCCCCGAAGGGTCGCACAAGTACGTCGGCCACCGGGGCGGACGGCCCGTCGTCGCGCACGACAATCCGCGGCTGGCCGCGTGGCGTACCCTCGTCGCCCGCGACGCCCGAAACGCAGCCCGCGCCGCCGGATGGGACGCCCCCCATGACGGGCCGGTCGCCGTCCAGGCGCACTTCTACCTACCGCGCCCCAAGCGCCCGCGCTCCGCTGACCACGCGGCAACCAAGCCCGACCTGGACAAGCTGGCCCGCGCCGTCGGCGACGCGCTCGCGGCCCCCGGCGGCACCCTGGCCGAGGACTCACGCATCGTGACGTGGGTCCTGACCAAGCGGTGGGCATCCGACGGCCAACCGCCCGGCGTCCACGTCAGCGTGACCGCCCTCGACGACTAACCACACGCCAAAGCGCCCCGCCGATCCTGACCAACAGGAAGGCGGGGCGCTCTGTCTAAACTGGCCGATACCTTATGTCCGGCGGACACCCGGGCGCGCCACTACGGAACTCAACTTCGACGTCCGGGCCAGCCAAATCAACCAGCTCCTTAACGTACGCCTCCGTAATATCTTTGACGGATGGGACGCGGATCGACTGTGCCATGACCCGCATGATGAAATCCCGCTGCGCCTCGTTAAAACCAGCCATCTGCACAGGATCAATCTCAAGCACGATACGCATATCGATCACGCCTGCTGCGCGCCGCCAGCGATCACGCCCACGACGTGATGCCCGTCAACGGTCACGTTATTGTAGGCTTTGCGGTTACGTGACGCGGGCCGCCCACCCATGTACACGTCACACCGCGACAAGCCCGCAGGGACACGCACAGACACGTGGTTCACACCATCCTGCACGCCCTGCAGCGTAACCGTGCGCCCACTCAGGGCCGTGCACGTCACGTCCGGTGACACGTCCTCAGAGTCAGACTTCACGGTGGTGAGGCCACCGCCCGGCTCAGGCGTCCACGATAGCGCCCACTGCTGACGCATATCTGTGTCTACCCACCCGGTCAACGTCGGAGGCGTCACCGCGCTCGCGGTGCCAGACGTGCACGTGGCTGCCCCGGTGCCAGCCACGAAGACGATGACGAGGAGGATGAGGATAGCGAAGTAGACGAAGGGGCGGATTGTGCGGTTCATGAGTAGCGCTCTCTGCTAGTAGTGGTGGGGGGGAAGCGGTGCCCAGCCGGTATTTCTGCGACCGGGCACCGCAGGCGGATCAGATCGCGAGGCCCTGGCAGCCGATGATGCGGCCCGCATCATCACGCACTGCGACGCCAGCGCGAAGCAGATCATTGCGGCCAAGCGGCTTCGCCGCCTGGTACGCGAGGTCGGAAACGACGATGTAGCGTCCGGGGACTTCCTCGGGGAGTCCTTCCAGGCGGTTCGGATCGCGGACGATCTCCACCAGCGGGACCTCCCCGTCTCCGTCAGACAGAACCTTGACGGTCTCCGAGACGCGCACCATTCCCGACGAGGGGATGGTTGCAATCACGTTTTCCTTGTCCATGTCGTAGATGGACAGTGCGTGATGGGTCTTGTTCTCGACGTCAACCTGCTTGCCGTTCAGATTGATAACGGTCATGGTGATCTCCTTTTCCTTGTGTGCTGACCATCTGTCAGCATCGTTCCCGGCGCGGGAGTCGAACCCGCAATTTCACCTACCATCAGGGCCGGGATGAGAGCCTACGCTCTCGCTACGTCATCCGATACAACATTCGGGGAAAAGACGTTCTAGCGCCTTTTCTTTTGCTGCATGAAAACGCATTGGTGGGCGATCAAAATACAGCACCCCGTTGGGCATGGGCTGGAAATCGTGCCCGTAGTCAACAGCGACAAAGCGAATGACGCAATATCGTTCAGCAGTGACACTCAGACCGATTCGATCACGCGGGGGGAGATTAGGAGAAGAAAGACGTTCACTGTCACAGTCCACACCCCACTTCCTGTTCGCGACATTCTTGCGCAGATAGGCAGCCGCCCGCCTCTCCTGCTCAATATCGTCGAGAGTGAAGCATACGCGTCTTTTGGTCTTTAGGTTCGTGCTCGTGCAAAACACGACATGCCCATAACGTTCCAGTATGGCCTCGTAACTTCCGGTCGCTTTGGTGAACGGATTGAAGTATGGGGTAGACATTGAACTATCCCTTCGGTCTTCACCTGCGCTTCAGGCGATACCACCATCATACTGTGGTGCATGAACGTATGCAAGTGGTGAGATGAGAGAGATGTGACGAACCCGCCATGTGATTTCGGCATCACCCATCGCACCCCATCGCACCCCATCGCACCCCATCGCACCCCATCGCACCCCCAATGTCGCGCACTATCACACCCCATGTCACACGTGACGTCACATGTGACCCGTGTGTGACACGCCTGTGACCCGTTTTGTGACATCGCGTGACACCCCCCAAAAACGCGCGTGACACGGCGCGTGACACGGCGTGATGTGGCATCGAAAAAACGCGCCAACAACGCCAAGCGCCACGAACCCCAATCGCCAATAATCCGCATGATTCCGCCAAAAACGCCCCATCACATCAACCCCTCACACCCCCTCGCGTCCCGTTTCGTGTCACACGTGACGTCACGCGTGACATTTGCTATAAGGAGTAGATAAAGGAGTAGATAAAGGAGTAGATCATAATTAACGTCGAAAACGCTTCGCGTTTCCGACTAGCGCGCACCCGCCAGCGGTTGTCGCGCGCCGCCAAAGCCGCTATCATGTTGCTAGTGGCACACCGACCAGACCGAAAGGCATGAGCAATGCAAATCGTCAAGCGACCCGGCAGATACGCCGCCCTCGCTGCCGGGTACTACGATGACCCCGCCGTCATCGCCGCCGGACCAGAAGCCGAAATCCTCTACATCCGCATGATCTCCTGGTGCGCCATGCACCCAGAGACAGACGGAGTAATCCCCCTCGAAGTCGCCAAAAGCCGACTCGGCTTCACCGACGCCCCCACACGCCTCGAAGCCCTCGAAGCCAACAGCCTCGTCACCGTCGACGACGCCACAGTCACCATCACGTCATGGATTAGGTGGAATGGCTCCTGGGGTGAAATCAAGGCCGCAGACGATGCCCGCAAGGCCTCCGCACGCGAGCGCAAGGCCCGCCAGCGCGCACGCCAGGCCGCAGCCAAGACCAACCCTGGAACAGCGGCACCCGCACCGGAAGAAACCCCCGCCCTCGCCCTCGTCGACACCGACGAACCAGCCACGGACACGATCGAGGCCACTGTCATTGACCAAGACGCCGACGCCCCCACCCCCACCCGCGAGCGCCCCGACATCGAAGCAGTCTGCGACCACATGGCCGACAGCGTCGCCGCACGCACAGGCCGCCGCCCCCGCATCACAAAACGCTGGCGCGACGCAGCACGCCTCATGATCGACCGCGACCAGCGACCCACCGACCAGATCCACGCCGCAATCGACTGGGTCGCCCAATCCGACTTCTGGGCCGCGAACATCCTCGGCCTCCCCAAGCTCCGCGAAAAATGGGACACCATCTACCTGCAGGCACGACGTGAGAAGCACGCCCAAAGCCCCCGCGTCACCCGCACCGAAGAATTCCGCGCCCGCCAGCGCGCCAAGGCCGAAGAGCTTGACGCCATGTGGGCCGCACAACCCCAGATGCTCGCCATTGAGGGGGGAATCCAATGACAACGGATGGCAGCCTGTTCACCGGATACGGTGGCCTGGACATGGGTGTCATGACAGCGCTCGATTCGTCTGCGCGAGTCGCGTGGACAAGCGACATCGAACCCGGCCCGTACGCGGAGGCAATCGCCCGGTGGGAGAAGGTCACGGGTCGTGCAGCCCCCCTCCCTCAACACCCTCACGTCGCACTGGCGGAAAACCACAACTCTCAACACGGTTCGTCGAATGGCTCATGGGCCTTCCCGACGGCCACGTCACCGGCACAGACCTAGCCCTCCCCCGCGAACAACAACTGGCTCCTAGGCAACGGAGTCGTCCCACAACAAGCCGCACTAGCAGTGCGCACCCTCACAGAAACAGCCCTACGATACGGAGCCACATCATGATCACTGCAAAAGGAATGCAATCCCTCCTTGAACATCTCGAGGACGCCGGGTGCCTCATCCCAAAGCCGGGACAGCTACAGACGTGGGGTGGCAAGGTCACCCGGAAGTTCCCCGACGCCACTGACGCCGACCTCGTCCGCGCCGCTGACGTCCTCGACGAAACCCAAGGCTTCGTCCGCCTCGGTGACCTCGTCGCCTTCCTCAACTGCAAAAAGAGCGAGGCCGACAAGCTCGAACGCGCCGCGCGCCTCGCACTTGTCGACGCTGCTAGCGCCGGAGGCAACCTCTACCCTGACGCCGACCTCACCCCCGCCCAGTACCTCGAGTGGCTACGTGCCGCCCGCGCCTACGCTGGAGACCCGCACCCGGGCATGACGCCCACCGAAATCAACAAGGCCGCCCGCAAGCACGCCGACCTCACCGTCAACATCAACACGCCCCACGAAATCGAGGCGACCGCACTCCGTGAAGCACCACAGCTCCCCCAGCTCCGCACCATCTAACCAAGAGGACCAAGCCATGCACATCAAACAGGCACGCACGCTCAACGTCTTCTGGGCGCCAGGCGAAACCGTCGACCTCCGCGCACTGGCCACCGCCCTACGAGACCTCCCACCAGGCGCACGCGCATACTCCATCGAAACAACACAGGACGGCGACGCGTCCTTCCACGTCCTACGCATCGAATACACCATCGACGAAGCCGCCGAACACCGGCGTATCATCAAGGAGCACGAGAGCCTGGACCCGATGAAAGCATTCGCGGACCTCACCCGCAAAATGCACAAGCTCCCCAACCGCGACTAACAGAGAGGCCAAAGCATGCCAGCAACAGCCACTATCACAGGCCGCATTGCCGAACCAGTACTCAGATGGACACAAGGCGGTCACCCCGTCCTCACGCTGTCCATCGCAGCCACCCCCCGCCGCAAAGACCGACAGACTGGTGAGTGGACGGACGACGGCGCGCCACTGTGGATCAACGCCACACTCTGGGACGCAGAGGCCGAAGCCTCTGCCGAACTCCTACGCAAAGGCGACCCCGTGATCGCAACGGGCACCCTCGCCCTCGAAACCTACACAACAGCTAATGGCCAGCCCGGCCAAAAGCTCGTCCTCCGCTTCCCCAAGATCGCCAAGCAACCCCACCCCACCCCCGCAACCTACACGCAACAGCAGACCCCACCCCCCTCCCAGGGAAACGCCCCCTGGCCAAACGACCCCCCCTTCTAACCAC